ACTTTCAATATTTAAAAATGAAACTATGAATTTGAAAGTATTGTTGGTATGCTTTATCTAACATTTTTTATATTTATAATATACTTTGTCTTCTTCGTATGAAATAAATATCATTCCAAGTAGTAAGTAATTTTATTCATGTTATCAAATGTAATTTTTAAAAAATTTTCTAAATTCTATATTTTGAATAACACATATTATTTAATTTTTTTATATTATCTATATTATTCAAATAATCATAAAGTGAAGTTAAATTAATTCTTTATATTTTTTGAAAAAATGACAACTAATTTTATATCAACACCAACACCAACTAGTATGTGAAAAAATAATCATATATTTATACTATTTACGCATTTTCAATGCAAAATTTTGTAAAAATAATTTAAAAAATTTATATAAACGATATATTGATTTTTTGAATATATAAATGAAGATAATTATTATTATGAATATTATAAAAATTTTGTAAAAAATATCGTCATTATTTTGAAATGTCTCATTAAAATTATTACCTATTTCAATATCAAATAAAATATTTTTATTATCAAAATTATTATAGTCATAATCAAAAGGTATTTTTGATGATATTGAATCCGCAATATTATTATTTGTATCATTTCTATTACTCTTATTAACACCGTAATTTTTTATAATAGGACTGTAAGTAATTATCTTCTCTTTTTTATTAGAATATTCACTACCTAACCATGCTTCCCATGTAAATCTTCCTGCACCTTTCATATATTCTGGTGTATTTTCAGGTTTTGAACAATAATTATGTACATAACTTGATCTTACCCAAAAAAAATTGAAAAATACAAATCCGCTATTATTTGGTACCATACCTGCTACTTCCAAAGTTGGATTATTTGTGAATTCGTCAATATATATTTTATAATTTTTTATTGTATGATTGAATAATTTTTGTCTTGTTTCGTGTTGATCACTTGTCATTCCTTTTGAATGGAAATATAATATCAGTGTATTATCATCATTTTCTGATAATTCATATACTGTTTTGATACCTGGATATTCATATACATTCGTATCATATACGTTTATTAATTGTATTTTATCGAAATCATTTTGCAATATTTGTTTCAAACTGTCCAATTCAACATCACTTTCTGAAATTACGCTCATATAAATTTCTGCAATGTTATACAATTCCAGTGATTTTAACATGGTCAACTGTTCTAAAACGATTTCTTTCCATTTATTTGGAACTAAAAATGTAAAATAAACTATTTTGATTTTCATGTTATATACATATAGAAAACAATATAAAACAAAAATAAATTTCAATTATTATACAAAATAGGTATATCATATATTTGGGATGGTATTGTTACAAATCCCGAGTTGAAATCATAAAAACTAAATGCATTAATATATGTTGAATTGCAAATGATAAAAAAATCAATAAAACTGTTTTTTGTACTTTGATAATCAGTATTTTGTCCTATATGGCCCAATTCACAATCCGGTTCACAATCAATTGTATGTATTTTTATTTTATCTTTTACAAATTTTTTGAAATTATTTGAATTTGTTATCAAAACATCCGTTGATTTATAATTTGATTTTATAAAGTTTAATGCAGTGTTATATTGTTTATTCGCTACATTATCATTCAAAAATTTATCGTCTGTAAAACGTACATGTTGAATTCCATAATTTTCCGGTAATTTTCCTATTTGTTCATCGATTTTTATTTTCAAAGAATCAACCGGTTCCAACAAATATTTCAAATATTCTTTTTCATAATTGTCTAATTCGTATTCGTAAAATTCATTTGTATAAACATAGACTGTATCTACTTTTGATAATTTTTTATTTATATTTTTTTCTAGATTATGACCATCTCCAAATAATACTGTAATTATTTCTTCATCATTATGATATTCATTAGAAATATTTTTTAGAAAATCGCCACATATATCATTGGATGCATCTATCTTGAAATTGATATTGTTATATTTACAATATTGATGAACTCTTATTAAACCTCTGAATTTGTCTCCCAAACCTTGGTGATGTTTTTTGTTTATTTTATTTTGCCATACTATACAAACTGTTTTATTATATGAATTATTTTCATAACCTTCATTTTTTATTGATAAATAAAAAAATAATATCAAAATAATAATTAAAATAAAAATAAATATTTTATTATTATTTTTCATTTATATATTTATACACATATTATTTATCATTATCTTTTTCTAGATGTCAAAATTGGATAAGCCAATCTGAAAAAATCGGTTTCTTTTGTTATTTTTTCTATCAAATGTTCTTCACCCGATATTTTATGTTTTTTTGTCAATAAACTGAATATTGATTGATCATGTCGATGTTCATTAAACATTGAATCGTTTTGTAATATAGAAGGACTATCATCAATTAAATGATAATTACATGAAATAGTATACCATTCTTTTACAAAATCAACCATGATATCATTTTTTTTTATTATTAAAACTGTTGCAGCATTTTGTGTAGAATTTTTCACATCTTCATTATTCATTCCCATAAATTCGAATACATCCATTTTGGTATATGATTTTTCATCTCGTTGAGTAGAAGTATACAATAAATTCAGTTTATTACAATTGTCGGTCATTTGTTTCAATAAATCCATTTCACGTTCTCCATATGTAGTAATTTCACAACCCGCATCTATATAAAACAAAATATCATTTTCATTCATTTTTTCGAGTGTTTTCAAAATCAAATATGATTTCCAAAGCCAATAACCATATCCGCGTTTATTATTTTCAATGAAATTTCCATGTTTTTCCCAAAATTCAGTATCTTTTTTCAAATCTTCATCTGTAAATCCGATAATTTCATTAAAAAAATTGGTTTGTTTTAATTCATTATTAATTCTATCAAGAGCGTCATAATAACTTTCTCCTCCACCAGCAAATGACATGCTCCAAATTTTTTGAGACGATTCAGATTCAAAATTTTCATATTTTTTATTTTGTGCAAAATAGTACAATATACCAATAATGACTAAAATTAATAAAATTATTATTATGAAATTATAATTATTTTTCATGTCTTATATTATTCAGATATTTTGTACCGTGAATATTTTTTTGAGACAAGAGAACATAATTTTCATACAAGATGCCCACAAAAAAAATATGCAATTTTTATATTCATTACAATTTACTATTCTATTGTATTTTGGATGATTTATTTCCATATATCCAGGGACAATTATTTGATTACTCCCAGTACCACTACCAACAGATACAATTTGTCGACGACGATGATTTGCCTCATATTCGTCGCGTTTCAATTCATTATGTTTTTGCACTAATTCGAATAAATTGCGCAGTGATTGTCTCATTGCCAAACAAACAAATTCCTTGTTTCTTGTAAACATTTTTGCTCCTGTAAATACCATTATATATAATCGTATTTATATAATAAATGCCAAATTTTGTATTTGTTCCACTGTTTTATCTGTCAATTCAACGATTTTTTTCACACCCTCTGGTAAAAGTGCCAACAGAATATTCATCACTATTTGGAATTGCCATGAATAATTGATTATCCACACTTTTTTCAGAGAACCGATGTATTTGTCTTTCACCATATTGACCAATATAATAGACGTTTTTATCTGTGTCGAATGTGCCAATGTATAGCCTTTACAATCTAAAACATATGCCCATTCATGTTCTCGGTTCTCTTCAAGATGTGTGCGAAAATGTTCAATAACGCCCGCTGATTCGAAATATTTGGTTGCTTTCACCGGACAGCTATAATACAAATTGATTGCGCGATTATTCGTCGATATTTTGTGAAATGAATGTGATGTGGGATCTATTTTGCAAATATTGCACGGATTCATAATTGCATTTATATGTTATTGTTTATACCGATATTTCGTCAATTATGAGGGGAGTGCTTACAGACCAATATTGCTTGTTGGCACTCTTATCCAGGTATGTTACAACATTGTATTCGGGCGCATTGTCGGCGTAGACATCGGCTAAACTGGTGTCGGATTCTGGCTCGATATACAATGTGGTGGCTTTTTCGGCGAAAACGGCGTATCTGCGCATTTTTTCCGCTGTTTTGGGGTCGAATGCGTGTGTTGTTAGTAGGATGGAGAGGCCGAGATTGTCGTGGTATGTGCGCGGATAAAACATTTGCGCATAATCTGTCGCCCGTTCAATGTTTGCGAAACCGCCGAAGCTGTTTGATTTGCACATATACAGCGCATAGGGCGATTCAATGTAGGTGCCGTCATCGCGTTTTAAGTGGTAAAAATCCATAGTGCCTTCTGCGGCTTTCAGTTGTTTGAAGAAATCGGTGACGGAAGGATGGACCGCGATTTCGTTGACCATGCGCGGAATCAATAGTTCATAGGGTGTCGCAATGGTTGTATCGAATTTCAGTGCGAGTTTTGTCACGTCTATGGCGACATATATGTCGCTTTTGCTTTGACCACTTAAATAAAATCCGCGATAAAATGGTTCTAAACTCGGAATTTGTTGTGGATCGGCGCAATATGCATAGACAGTTTGGTATATTTCTTCCATCAATTCTGCCTCGAATTTGTGGGCGTCTTCTGCGCCTCCCACCATTTTTCGCACAGTTCTTGGCGAAAGTGGATTGTGGATTGTCGATAATTGGAATTTGAATGTGGGAAATTCATAGAACGTGGCATTTATTCGCGGGTTCTCTTTTTTATTTAAAATATATGTCAAATAAGGAGAATATGAATGGAGAATAACTTTATATAAACATAAATGGACGGAATATTCTTTTTGAAAATCGAGAACGTCGAAATTCTTCTGTAAGTATTCTTCCATAGATAGAGTGAATGTTTCGCCGCGATAATCGTATGATTCTGTACCTTTTGTTACGGTTTTTAGCGTAGTTGGTTCTGAAGTTTCTTTGTCGTTATCGTCGTCGTCTTCGTCGTCGTCATATTTTACGGGTGGTAAAAAGACATCTTTTGATAATGGTAAAATAATTGGTACTTGTTGTTCTCGTTCACGTTCTCTATGAATTGAGCGATTTTCATCTTCTTGTTGTTCTCTATATAATGGAATAATATCTGTTGGTACTTTTTCTGATTTTGTCTTGTATTCTTCATATTCATCACGTAGAGGTTGTTGTTCTTGAGGTTCTTGATGTTGTTCTTGCTCTTGCGATTCTTGTTGTTCTTGCTCTTGCGATTCTTGTTGTTCTTGAGGTTGTTCTTGAGGTTGTTCTTGTGGCTCTTGAGGTTGTTCTTGTGGCTCTTGAGGTTGTTCTTGCTCTAGCAATTCTTGTTGTTGTTGAGGTTGTTGAGGTTGTTGAGGTTGTTCTTGAGGTTGTTGAGGTTGTTGAGGTTGTTGAGGTTGTTGAGGTTGTTGAGGTTCTTGAGGTTGTTGAGGTTGTTGAGGTTCTTGAGGTTGTTCTTGTGGTTGTTGTTCAAGTTCTCTTTTTTTTTCTATATGTTCTTCAAATAAATATTCTAATTTTTCTGATTCCATTTTTCCTTTTTCAAGTTGTTGTTGTTCAGATTCTTCTTTTTCTTTTGTATATGTAATATTTTCTTTAGGTAATAAAATTTGCTCTGTTTTTTCAAGTTGTTCTATATCTGTAGGTACTTGTTTAGATTCTGGTTCTTGACTTTGTTGCATTGGTTCTCCATCTAGTTTTTCATTTTTGTCAAGTTCTAAAATATCATCTCCTTGTGGATTTACTTTTGCTAGATTTCCATTTCCATTTCCATTTCTATTTTCATTTCCAGTTATTGCATTCATGATATAAAATTTAAGAATATTATTTTATTTGCCATTTGCATAAATATATGAAAAACAACTTAAAAAATAAACATGATTTATGATAACAACCCCACAAAGCATCTCACAGCAAAACATGTACCAAGAAGAATATTTACCACAAGACAATGCATTCGATTTTGATACTCAAGACGAAGAAATCAGTATCAGTGTATCATCCGACGATGACAGTAAAGTCATTGTCAGTAAGTTCAATACTCAACAAAAGAAGCAGGCCGATCCTGGATATTTGAAACAGAAAGTCGTAGTAGACGGCGAAATAAAAAAGGTCGAATCTTTTTCGACAATGTTGAATTGTAATGCTAAAATTCGCCACGCAATATCGGGTCATCGTACTCCACATTATGTTGGAACTAAACATGAATCCAATTATTTTTCAGTTACAGATACGACTGGACCCAAGGCAAATGAGCCGAGAAGGCTTTATTATAATACACCGGAAGAATTTGAGCGCCATTATTTCCATATGTTTGAAGTACCAACAGAAGTTAAAAATGCATGGCACAAGAGAAATATGTGAACTGTGTGAAAAAATATGTATAATTATATTATATTTATACATATATGCCTGTAAATGGAGAAAGTGATTATTTATTATATTCTGTGAGTTCTATTCCTATATTTACATATGGAATGATAACAGTTACTACTTTAGTATTAGCTTATGCTACAATGATGGACGATGGCCAAGCGCCTAC